CATATCCAGGTATCTGAACTTTAGCATCCAAAGGTGTTTTTACACCTTTCTTGGGTGCTGTGATTTTAGCCTCTTTCATGTTTCGGATTAGTGATTTTAGACTTATCATATTATGCTCCTCGCATAATATCATTAATAACTGATTCTACCTTACAATATTCTCCACACGCTCTTCCAGCTGGAATTTCTATATCACTATTAACACCTTCACTCATTGGATACATAAAAGCTCCGTGTGTGGACGGATTGGATACGAAATCAAATGCTATTAGTTCAAAATCTGGTTGTACTTCTTGTGACTGTTCTCCAGCTTCACTTACAGTTTCTACTGAACCCATTCCACGAGAAGAAATACCTAGTTTAATTCCACTTTTAAATAATTCTTTTAATATATTACCCGATGGTGTACTTAATACTTCAACTTCACCTAATAAATTATCACCTTCCCAATGCATCTCTTTTACATTATGAGATACATTACTAAGATTTACTACAGAACTTTCAGGGTGGTCTAATTCACCCATTGCTCTACTCTGTTTAATAAATTCTTTATGATATTTTTTAGCTTCACGTACTAAGACTTCACGAGGATAAACTCTGCCATTTTGGTTTTTAGCTTCTGCACGTTGTAAAACGCCACGAACAACTAATTTTCCATTGTTTTCTTTCATGGACTCATTAATCTGTTCTTGTTTTATTTCAAATGGTAAGTAATCTACTATAAGTTGTCTCACATCTAACTCCGTATTTTAATAATTTCGTTTTTTAAATCTTCCAATTTTTTTATCCACCTATTGATAAAATTAATAGTTTCCATTTTATTGGGTTCTTCACCTCTGACTTTAGTTTCTTCTATAAGCCAGCGTCGTTTCAAATTAGATAAACTTAACAATCTTCCTAAAAAGTTAAGTCCATCTTTATTCCAAGATGATTTCATGATAAGATTAATAAAGTTGGCCGACTTTGTTTGCTAGTTTTACTAACCTTTCACTAATTTTTTTCATAGCCGTGTGAGTTCGTTTCCAATAGGATGTAGAATCTACTCCTATTTCATTCTTCAGTCTCACATTCATTTTAACAAGTTTATCTAACTCAGTTAACTTATCTCGAACCTCTCTCATTGAGTAACCAATTTTTTGTTTTGCTGTTAGAGATTCATCATTTCTATAATCGTGATATTTACCTTCATTTACAGATTCTTTTTTGATACCTATAATTTTATCTTGTATTTTATCAGCTCTTGCTTGAGCGGCTTTCATTCTAGCCAAAGCTCTATCAGCTTTATCTTTATCTACACCAGAATGTTTTTTTACAGAGTCTCTATGTTTATCAACCATATCCATCTCTTTAGCCATTTTCTTTTTTAAAGTAACTTCGTCAGCTTCATTTACATTCTCAAGTTTCTTATCAACTTGTTTTGCTTTAGAAACACCAACTCTATTTACACTTATAATACCTTTACGGCCTTTTTTAAGTGCTTTAGCAACTTTCATAACTGCTTCACCTTTACCACCAGCGTCAACTATTACACTACCAACTTCAGTTCTTACGTGAAATATAGCTTCAGATACTTTTTTATATCCAAATATTGCCGGGTCTTTATGACCCTCTTCATGTCCAGCTTTTTTAATCTTTTTAGAATTTTTCTTACGAAACGCTGCTGGAGTTTTAGGTGGACCTTCTCCACCATCTATTGCACCTGTTACAGACGCTTCATCTATTTCTTGTTTAATAAGCTCTCTAATATATCTTCGTAATACTTCAATTTTTATGGACACTCTTAATCTCCTTGATTAGTTCATAATATCGCATTAGGGTTAAAACCTGTTTATCTTTTACAATTCTACCTTTTGTTAAATTTTCTATTTGATTTACAGCTTCAGTTAATTTAATCTTAGTAATTTCATCAGAAACTTTAGGTGTATGTAGTTTTAATGTTTTTTTAATTTTTACTACTTCACTATCAATATATTCTCTCATTGAATTTGTATTGCTAACATTATTAATATAATTCTTCAATAAACTCTTTTGAGATTCATCTAGTGTTTTATATTTTTGATTAAACTTATCTACAAGAATCTGATATGCTAGTAATCTTAAATCTTTATCTTTTTTATTATATTCACGTAAAACTTTATTTTTAGTTTCAGTTAAATTAAGTTTTTTACTAGTAATATGTTCTAAAACAGTAAATTTAGAATTAACAACTGCTTCGGGATCGAATATAGTAGATATGGTTTCTGCTTGAAATACATTATAAATTGATGCTAATATTCTATAATTAGATATTCGTCCATTAAAAAGTCATTTGCATTATAATTTTCTTTAATTTCTTTAATAAATTATATTTCTCACGTCTTAACGTTGAAGTATTCAATTTTTTTCGTGATTTAATAACTGCTTCTACTAATTGAGTCGCTCTATCTGCAGATTCATAATATTTTTCAGAAAGTACTCTATATAATTGTAATTCTTTACCCAATTCAGTATTTTCATTAAAATATTTCTTTACAATTTTAACTGATTTTGTACTTTTTCCAGCTAAAACATCTGCTGTAATTTGTCGTGTTAATAATTCAAAAAGAATACTCGTATTCTTTATTTTAGAATGTTTCAATTTTCGAGCCATTATAAAATACTCCAATGTTTAATATAGTATGTCATAAATAAATATAAAGTTAAGTAATAATCATTCATTTGAAATACTTTTATCTAAAGAACTTAACTCATTCTTATATTCTTCTTCAACTTCCGAAGCTTCATTTATAATTTTTTTATCATGTTTACCAAAATTTGTTGATTTTTTCAATTTATCTAAATGAGCAAGCGCTAAATGTTTACCATATTTACGTGAACTACTACCACCTTTTTTCATATCATGTGAGCCTAATGGATCTCTTCCTCTAGCACTACCATCTTTTCCATAATGTGGAACTTCTTTAGGTCTTCCAGCGCCATCCCAACCTCCAGGAGGTGAACCGCCTTCGGGTCCTAAATCATCTAATTCATGACTGGTTCTTCCCATCGCCATATCAGAAGGTGTTCCTGAAGCTTCTCCGCTCTTTGCGGGATCATTACCCTCATTTTCAATTTGAGAACGTCGAAATTTTTGTTTATAATCAAATACTATTTCATCATCTAATTCTTTAATTTCTTCTTTAGTAAATCCAAAAATATTCTTATAAATCCATTCTGAAGAAACTAATCCATCACTTAACATTGAACTTGCTAATGAAGTTTTATTATTCCACAATTCAACTTTTTCTTCTTCATAAATTGTAGATGGATTTGTTAAATCTAATTCAAAATTAACCAAATCTGCATCTGTATATCCTTGTGCATATAAATGAACAATAGCTATTTTAGTTAACTCTGATATTGTGATTCTTTGTATTCTTTCAATTGTTCTAGCAAATCTAACATCCTCTGCAGCTAAAGTTGCTTTACTACCAATTTGTTCTTCATACCCAAGAAATGCTTTAGGAATACGTAGTGAAGCTAATAATTTATTTTTAAGATATTCAATATCTTCTACTGCTTCATATGTTAAACCGGGAAGTGAATCTATACTTGTTCCACTATCTCCACCACGAACTGGTAAAAAGAAATCTTCTGTAATATTTTGCATATTATATTTTAAGTTATAATCGCCAGTATCTTCATCAACTACTGGAGCTTTTTTCATTTTATTAATAACCTTTTGCATATAATTATCAACTTCAGCGGGCGGTATGTTTCCAATATCTAATTTGAAAATTCTCTTTTCAGGAGCTCTCATAATTCTATGAATTAACATCGCATCTTCCATCAATGTCAACTGTTTCCAAATTTTACGGCCACCTTCAATTTGTGACTTACCATAAGGAAGATAATTAGAATCTGAAAGTAATCTAAAGTGTGCTACTTCATAATTTTCTAATTCTTCTCTTGTGGCTGACCGTTCAGGTTTATATCTATGTTGTGATGTTGTTGCTTCAATTAAAAATTTAACATATTCTGGATTTTCTGGATCTAACCCTTCTAATCTTGATACATCGTAAACTGACAACGGTATAACATTAGTAACACCATATTTTTCATTAATTTCTAATTGTAAAAAGAAATCACCATACTTACACATATTACGAATCCATGGCCACAAGTTAAATTCAATATTCAATATATCATAAAATAAATTATGTAATATGTCTTTAATCTGTCCATTATCTGTCTTAATTTCTAAAACATCTCCATATTCAGATTTCATTGAAGATTCATCTGCGTAAATATCAAGTGCACTTGAAATTATCGCGTCATTATCCATTGATTCATAATCTTTAAAAAGATTTAATCTCATTGATTTTGTCAATAATGAATCTGAATACCCACTTAATCCGGCACCAGTAAATATTTTTTGATATCTATCAATAAAATTACTTTTTGTTATAGATTGTGTACGACTTGTATCAGCAACTTTTAATTTTTTACCACCTACATTTCTTACAATTACATTTGTAGAAAATAATCGTTGTAATCTACCAAATAGACTTTTATCAGCCATTTTTTACCTCTTTACTTAATTAACCATTCTAATGATTCTTTTTTCTGATTTACTTCCATCACCCAAGAATCATTCTGGTTATCTGTTGGTGTATACACACCTTGATTTGTTGTAATACTATTCATTGCTTTCTTTTGCAATTCTATACCTTCAGCTCTTAATCGTAAAGCTGTCTCTCTTATCCACAATCCCATAGCATATGACATTACCAAGTCATCATTATATCCTGACATAGCTTCTGCACGACTTCCGTTATATATAAATACAAACAATTCATCAATTAATCTTTGAGAATGAACTGTTACTAATTTTTCTCTAAAAAATTCTTCCAATTTTGCTATTACTAATGGTCTTGTTTTAGATGTCAATGTAAATCCTGGAATTAATTGTTTTTCCATTCTATTAATTTTATTATTAATATGTCTTTGAGTATCTACTACTTGTAAATCTTTGCTCATATAAAATAAATTATCATACTCTCTATCAATACATTGTTGTATAGCAGCCCAACCAATATTATTGTTTTCAACTACAAGTAAAGCATTATTATATTCAATTGATATATTAACTAATAAATTACCATAATCTCTTGTAGACATTCTACCTTTATATTCGGCTACTTGTTCTAAACTCTCTACATCTAAAATATGAAATGCTGAATAATCTGTAGCATCTCCTCTACTAACATCAGCGCATACTATATAATCTTTTGTATAATTTGGTGGCTCCCATATCCAAACATTACTATCAATACCCCTCTTTTCAATTGGGTCTTTAACTTGTGTAGTTCTATACTCCTCTAAAATAACACCATCAACTACAGATTGACCAGATGTAATAAAATCACAATCACATTCTTGAGCCGCCATTGAAGGGCCTAACAATTTATCTTGTTCATCTCTCCAGTCTTGTAGTCTCTCAGGATGTGATGTCCAGTGTAACTTCATAAAATTAAAATCATTTAACCCATCTTCTGCATCCATCCAAGTTCTGTGAAACCAATTACCAACACCATTCGGTGTAGATAGTGCTATACATTGTCCACCAGTTGATAATGTCTGAGATGCTGCTGCCCATATTGTATCAATCCTATCAATAAATGCTGCCTCATCAAGTATTAATAATGATAATGCCTCTGAACGAC